ATGAGCTTCTTTAAGAAAAATAAACCGGCCACCGTTGCCGAGGCCCTGGCACCGTTCAAAGCCGCCCAGGCTGGCCTGGCGGACGTGATTGCCACCGCCCAGACCCGATGCAAGGATGCGCGGGCAGAAATCGCCCATGCCGAGGCTGTCGCCCGCCAGGTGCAACGTGAAGGCGGCGCGGTGATTGCCTCGGCAGATGCTGAGGAGGCAAAGGCCAAGAAAGTGCAGAATGCCCTGGCCGCCATTATCGGCAAAGCCTAGCGGCAGCGCGCCAGGCAGCGGCGGGTGCCGCTGCCTGGCCTGCAATGGTTCCGGGCTTGTGCAGAGTTTATGCGCCAGCCCGCCGCCGGTTTGGCCTTGTCCTGCATGTGATGGCCTCGGCCGTGTTCGGTCCTAAAAATGAAAAGGCCCCAGGTGATCCCTGGGGCTTTTCTGCTGGCCGGGCGGGTTAATGCGGCGCCAGGTGTATGTCCCGCAATTTCCACCGGCCGGTGCTGGCCTGATATTCAACATCGGCGCTGAAATTGGTGCGCCGAATGGCCCCCAAAGCGTTTTGCGCATCGACCCATGCGGAGACGCCAAACAGGCATTCGCCCTTGGTTGCAATTAGCACGTCCTCGCTAACGTGCATCGGCGCGGGCGGGTCTGCCGGAAATTCGGCGGTGCCGGGGGAGGACAGGCGCCTGGTGACTTCGGCCTGAGTGAAGTTATAGGCGGCCAGCTTTGTGCATCCGTCCTCGGCCTCGTCCGTGCTCATGGCGAATAGTACGGCGCTGGCGCCCAGCCCCGCGGCGAAAATGCCCGCCGCGGCGGTTTGCAATGGTTTCATGAGGCTGCAATCCCGTGCTGGAAATTCAGCGGAACTATGCCGCAGCCCCTGGGCTGTCGCAAGGAAAAGGCCCCAGGTGATCCCTGGGGCCTTCTGGTCGCTGCTTGGCGCTCCGCGCTAGGCGGTCCTTATTTGGAGGGCTGCCAGGGTTTAATCCCGGCGTCTTTGCGTGCCTGGTTAATGTGGATATTCCTTGCACCCGGCACTGGCGTGAGGCTGGTATAAAGGTGGCTGGATTTAAGCCTTTCGGCGCCCTTTTCGCGCCAGACTTCACCGCCAATCTTGGCGCCGTAGTGCTTGGCCAACGCCTTTTCATTGTAGGTTTTGCCTGTGCGATAATCGCCGTGAATTACAATCGGTGTCATGTGTTGGTCCTTTTAGTAAGCGGGGGTGTGCCGTTTGCCGCACCGGCGGCAGCGGACGGTGTAGAGGCGGCCAAAACGGCCGCATGATCCATCTGGCGATGCGTAGTCCAAGCGAATTTCACCGTGATAGTCGTGGCCGTGGCGGCACGGTGCGATCCAGTTGAGAAGGTGTTTCAGCATTCCGGCAGGCCATTCCATTTTCTATTGACGGTTAGTAACAAGTAATGCGTTGCACGGTTTAACGTGCAGTGCAAGCAATAAGTGAGCATGACCACGGCGGCTTCAATTCACGCGGATTGCATAGACTTCGACCGGATCGGCGCCGAAATGCGGGTGCGTGATGGTGGTTTTGCGCCAGCTGTACCAGGGGCGGCTGATGCGGCCTTCCGTGCAATCTCGGCGCGGATATCCCTTTGTAAGGATGATTTCCGAAAAGGTGCGGCCCTCCAGCCGTTTCCGCCAGTAGGGGGTGGCCTTGCGGTATTCCTCCACCTTCTCTCCGCTCTTGATTTGCTCAAAGTACGCGGCCTGGAGGGGGAGGTGCAGCGCCTTCAATTGGTGCTCCTTGTCAAGTGACATTTTCAGGGCTGCGCCTGCGTTTTGATCGGCCTTAAATGCCTTAAAGCCCTTGAACATACCGTCTGTGGAGCCGTTGTTTTCGTCCAGGTGTCCAACTACCAGGACGCGGGGTGTATCCTGCGGTCCGCCGTATTTAACCACTAGGTCGGCGCCGCAGCCGGGGGTTTCGCAGTAGTGTCCGAGGGCTTCCCAATCTGGGTAATTGCCCCCGTAATCCAGGCCGTTGTGGAATGCATTATGCCAGCCGGGTATTCCTGGCTGCTGGCAGTGTGGGCAAATCCAAAGGTTGTATCGAATGTCTTTCATTTCTGCGGCCCTCTAGGCATTGATGATTTGGCGGTTGACGCTGTAAACCATGCAGGGGCTTATGCTTTCCCCGCTCTTGGAGATAATCCAGCCGCCATCCCAGCCGTGAAAGGTGAAAGTGGCTTCGCGCGCATTGCAGCTGGCTTTGGTGGCCCGCATTTTGTCGCCAGGCTTCAAAAGGCCGCGCAGCAGTTTCTCAGCTTTTGGCCGTCTCTCCGCGAAAACTGCCTTTTTCTGTTCGAACGTCAGACTTTCCCAATCTGCATAAATTTCGCGGATGGTTTGGCCGGTTTTTGTGTTTCCCGTTTCGGTGGTCATCTGTTGGGTTCCTTTCGTGTTCACACGGCCCGCAGCCCTGCGCGCCGTTCCATTGTGTCCGGCAGATCGGCGCCAAGGCGCTGGAAGTTCCAGCCCGCTTTCAGCAGTTTAGCGGGTAGGTCGGCGGGAGAGTTCTTGCGGTAGCGTTCTGCTGTGCTGGCGGTGCGCCACCCGCCCAGATCGAGCATCCGCCCGTAATCCTTGGTGGCGGCATAGAACCAAGTGGCCCAGGTGTGGCGGATCACATGCGGAGTGACTTCCGGCCCCAGCCCGGCGTTGTCTCTGGCGAAATTGAATGCGGTTTGGATTTGCCCGCCCCCATTACTGCGCATGACATATCCTTGGCCCTTCGGGGTTTGGAGCAACTGGCCGTCCTCGGGCACCCCTTCCGCCAGGATCAGGTCGCGCGCACGCTCTGGCATCTGCACCATGCGGGCGTGCCCGTTTTTGGTTTCAGGCAGCCAAAGCTCGCCAGTAGCCGGGTGCCAGTTCTCGACCTCGGCACCCAATGCCTCGGAGGCGCGGCAGCCGGTGCCGATCAGGCAGGCCAGGATGGGCACAAGGTGAGGCGCCGCGTTGGATAGCAGGCGTTCAAATTCCGCCGGTGTCAGCCATCGGGTGCGCGCGTTGCGGACGGTTAGGCGGCGGAACTTTCTGGGAATTGCGCGGCCGTTCTCGGAGGCCATGCCGATCACTGCGGAAACCGGGCCGATCAGCTGACGATTGACGGTTGCAGGCGCCGCGTCCGGGTAAATCGCATCTGCGGCTTCCAGCATTGTGCCGTTGTCAATATCCGCCACGCGGGTATCGGGTCCGAAGTATTCCAGAACCTTCTTTAAGAACCTGCCTTCGCCGCCGGACAGCATGTATTCATGCGCCGCCTCGGCAAAGGTCAGCGTTGCCGAGGCACCAAAGGCGTGACGTTCCCGCATTTTCGTTTCAAGCCGGTTAGCCCAGGCTTCCGCTTCGCCTCGGATGCTAGTGCCAGTGCTTTGGTAAACAGACTGTCCGGCGACTGTGCCGCGCGCGAAGTAGTTGCCGCTTGGCTTCCCCGCTTTGTTTTTGCGTCTGATGAGCTTGAGGGGCATTCTGATTGCTCCTTTAGAAAAGTGGCCCGGAGGCTGGCAGGGCGGAAAAGGAATTTCACCCGGCCGTGGGTTGCTATGTAGGGCACGCCGCCAGATTGGCGCAGGCTGTCCAGTTTCCGCCTGGAGGTTTGAACCCCCTGGTTCTTGAGGTATTCCACCGCTTCATCGGTGGAGAGGTTGCGTTCGTCGCCAGGCTGATCCATCAAAATCCCCCTGTGAAACGCGCCGCTGCCGCAGCTGCGGCGACAATGGCGGTTAGCAGGATCACAGGTTGCGTAATCTCCAGGACTGCCTGGGCGAACCTGTCACGGCCTGATGCGCTTCTGTTCTGTTTCATGTGCAATGCCCTTTTTACCGTGCGCCTTGGGTAGCACTCAAAAAAGTGCGCTTGCAAGTTAAAAAGGGTATTGCATGGTTTACCGTGCAATGGCTAAGACTAAGGGGGAGAGCAGCGCCCCGGCGGCTTCACCCCGCCAGGGCTAATGAGAGAGAGGTGCCGTTATGGCGCAATCCTTTTCTGCCGCCCGTCCGGCGGTGTGTCTGAATTGGGGTTTGGTCCGGTTAGGCTTCCACAGCGTCCAGCGCCTGCTGCAGCTTGTGTTCTGGCAGCCGTTCAAGCCGCTGGTAAAGCCGGATGCGGTTTTCCGTAATGGCATCGGCGCGGTGGATTACGCCAATGGGGAGGTTTAGAGCGTCGCAAGTTCTCAGCATGTTTGCATAGGTCAGTCCCGTGCGCCCGGTGACGAATTGGCTAAGACCGTTTCGGGCCATTCCCGCCTCAACTGAGGTGGCTGATAAACTTGTTCTTCGAAATGTAACAGCCATGCGCAGGTTGTTGCGGGCAATGTCTATCCGTGGATCGGTTTTTTCCATCCGTCTAATCCCTGGTAGTATGTTCGGTATAGCGTGCATATCCCACAAAAGCGGGAAGTGCACACGAAATCAAGCGCAAGTTGGTTAAATCGGGCGATGCACAGAACAACGTGCGTTGTGCGCATTATATTGAGTGCAATGCACGGTATAGCGTGCTGTTAGGTAAGTCATAACAACATATTGGGGCGGCTTTGCCCCACAGCAAAATGGAGGCTGTTGTGCAAGTAAGGAATACTATTCCCGTTTATAACCCGCCGCCGGAGGATTTCCGGGCCTGGGTCCAGGATAGTCTGGCCCTGCTAAAGGGTGTTTCGGCCACATCCCTGGCGGTCAAGTGCAAGCTGGGCAAGAATGTCCTGCAAACCTTCCTGACCACGCCGGACCGCGATATCGCCTTGTCCACTACGCACGTTTTAACGTGCAAGCTGCACGAGTTGGCGGCGGATCAGCAGGTGCAACTCCCTCAAGTGGAGGTGCGCGCCAATGGCTGACCTGTTGAATTCCCTCCCGCCTCCCGACCGGCGCCTGGTGCGTGCGATGGCCGCTGATGCAGGCAGTAATCCCGAAGCTATGGCGGCGGAAATCGTCCGCGCTTACCTCGGCCTTGTGCGCGGTGCTCCTGATGCAATGCCGAATGATCCGTTGCGCCGTATGGCATCCAGCGCCCTGCGCAAGTCTGGAAGGTAGGCCATGACCTGTATTCTGGATGATGATGTTCTCTTGAAAAGGTGGGTCAACACCCGGCCCGCCGAGGAAAACCCTTTTGATCCCCGCTGCCAACTGCATTTGCAGCGCATCTGCGGCACCTGTGAGCACTTCCAGGGGGCTTTGCGTGGTGCAACGCCGCATGGTGCTTGTGCTTACTATGACCTGACCAAGCACCGCCGCGCCGGGGCGGCCCATTGCCCCCGCTGGGTGCGAAAGGCGGCCCCTGATGCATGATCCCATGGCCCCGATCCGCGCTGAGGTTTTGGCGCAGCCCGAGCCTGAACAGGTGGAGTATGCGCTGGACCTGATGGCCTATTACCTGGCGCCTCTGCCAGCCTTCTATGAGGGTTGCGCCGATATGGGGCTGGCGCTGGCGAATTCGGAACTGCGGATGCTGCACGCAATGGACGCCAAGCGTGGCCGCTATGTGTCGTTGGATGCTCTGCTGGCGGCGCGCTGTGTTGACGCGCACACCGATGACTGGCCATCGCCTGACCGGGTGGTGAGCGGTGTGGCAATGATCCGCAGGCGGTTGGAAAAGCTGCGCCTGCCGGTGGAAATTACCACCTGGCGCGGGGTGGGGTACTGCTTGGAGGCCCCTAATACATTCCGCTTTGAGGAGGGGGTGGTGCCGCGGCCAGCTGCGCCAGCCGTGTTGAAATGACCGGCCTGGCGGATGACGGCCGCCGCCATGAGGCTAAGGCCATCCCCATAATGGAGGTGGCCGCCCGCCTCGGCATTGAAGGGCTGCGCCGGGCCGGGCTGGAGTTTGAGGGGCCTTGCCCGGTCTGCGGCGGCCGGGACCGGTTTTCGATCAACCCGAACCGCGGCTTGTTCAACTGCCGCATTTGCGATGATGGTGGCGATGGGCTGAAGCTGGTGCAGTTCGTCCTGGCCTGTGATTTTGTCAAGGCGCTGGACTACTTGGTGGGTAAGGCGGACGTTGCGCCCGATCCGGCCGTGGTGGCCCGACGCAAGGCTAAGGCTGAGGCAGCAGAGCGCCAGCGTCGGGAAGCAGAGGAAGCGGCCCGCGCCCGTGCGATCCGGGATGCCCGCGAAATCTGGCACGCCGCATTGACTGGGGAGGGAACCCCGGCGGAGGAATACCTGGCCGCCCGCGGCGTCTGGTTTCCGAACGGTTGGCCTCCCACGCTGCGGTTTCTGCCGGATCACCCGTACATGAAGTTCTGGCCCGGCCGCGGCACAGTGGCCTGGATGCGCGGCCCCTGCATGATTGCGGCCGGTCAGAATGCGCAGGGCCGGATCACGGCCGTGCATCAAACCTGGTTTGACTTGGAACGCCCCGGCCGGAAGGCGCAAATCATCGCACCGGATGGCAGCCTGTCGGATGCCAAGGGCAAGGCGTGGCCTGCCAAGATGGTGCGCGGCAGCAAAAAGGGCTGTGCTATCCGCCTTACCCCGCTGGGCACCTCGGGTGTGATGATCATGGGGGAGGGTATCGAAACCACCGGCAGCGCGCTGGCGGAGGGTATCCGGCCTGCGGCTGCGTTCTGGGCCGGGATCGACCTCGGCAACATGAGCGGCCGTATGTTGAAAGTGCCCGGTATCCGCTGGAGCGGCCAGCCGGACCTGGAGGATGCGGACGCCTGGCGGCCGCCGGAGTGCATCAGTCAGCTGGTGTTTATCCAGGACGGTGACAGCCACCCCAAAGCTACCCGTGCAAAGTTGTTGTCGGGTTTGGAGCGGGCGGCCCACTACAGCCCCCATCCCGATTTCAAGGGCTGGATTGCCGCGGCCGCCGAGGGTGCGGACCTTAATGATATGCGAATGAAGGAAGTGAAAAATGCAGGGACAGCCTGAAACTATCCGTGACGCCTTCGTGGCCGCCGAGGCCGTTGTGGGCGGGCCGACTGAGGATTTCCCCGGCGAACTGCCACCCGATGAGGTGCCGCCAATGGAGGCTTACGAGCCCGAGAGCCTGGAGGTGAAGGGGGTGGAGTTTCCGCGCAATGACTTTGGCAACGGCCAGCGCCTGGTGCTCTATTACGGGGACAACTTCCTGTTTGTGCCCCGCCTCGGCTTCTTCCGCTGGGACGGCCGCCGGTGGGCTTCGGATGAGGATGAAATTCTGGTGCGCCGGGATGCGCAGAATATCGCTGCGCGCATCATGCACGAAATACCGTTCATTACCCTTGATCATGACGGGAAAGACGCGGAGCGCCACGCGGCGCACGCAAAGAACAGCGGCAACACAGGAAAGATTACCAACATGCTGGCAGAGGCAAAAACGGCAGTGGCCGTATCGGTTGAGGATTTGAACAAAGACCCGATGATGCTGTGCGTTGAAAACGGCGTGCTGCATTTCACCCGCCGCCCGGATGCGCATGGCGCGGCTTGGGGTGGTGCGTCTGAAGTGCCGCAAGTGGACCTGCTGCCGCACGACCGGCGCCACCGGATTACCAAAATGGCCCGCGCCAAATACCACCCAAGGGCGAAATGCCCGGCCTGGGATGCCTTCCTGGCCCGTGCGCTGCCTGACCCCGATGTGCGCGCTTTCTTTAAGCGGTGGTGCGGCTACAACCTGACTGGCTTGACCACTGAGCAAAAGCTATTGTTCCTCTTTGGGCAGGGCCGCAACGGCAAGTCCACTGCGGTGGATACGATTGCCCGCATCATGGCGGATTACTCAACCACCCTGCCAATTGAAAGCCTGACCGGTGCTGACCAGGGCAAGGGCGGTGAGGCTACCCCGGACCTGGTGCGACTGCCTGGCGCCCGATTTGTCCGCGCCTCTGAGCCGGAGCAAGGCCAGAAGATGAAGGAGGCCCGCATTAAGGCGCTGACCGGGGGTGAGCCTATCCCGATCCGCCGCTTGCACCAGGAGGCGGTGGACCTGATCCCGGAGTTCAAGCTCAACATTTCGGGCAATTACAAGCCCGATGTGCGGGGTGCTGACGATGGCATTTGGCGGCGCATTATGCTGATGCTTTGGGGGGTGCAAATTCCGGCCGATGAGGTGGACCCGTTGCTGCCCGAAAAGCTTTGGGGTGAACGCGACGGCATTCTGCGCTGGATGGTGGAGGGCTGCCTGGAGTGGATGGCAGGCGGGTTGCGGCCGCCCGCGGTGATTGATGAGGCTACCAAGGAATACCGCGCGGAAAGTGACCCTATGCGCACTTTTCTGGAGACAGAATGCCGGATCAGCGGCAGCCCTGACAACTTCGAGACAGCCCGCGATTTGGGTGATGCTTTCAATGCCTGGCTGATGGAAAGCGGCACCTCGGCCTGGACGCCGCGCCATACCTCTAACAGCCTGTTGCGCCGTGCCAATAATGTGAAGGGTGAGGATGGCGCGGTGTTTACCAGGGTCAAGCGGTCCACAACCGGATATCTGGGTATTGTTCTGCTGCCCAAGGCGCAGCAGCGAAAGACAGACTACGAGTATCAGCTGGGGCGGCTGAAATGAGCCTGCGCCCGATCTTGGAGGGGGCCAGGGACTGGCAGGTGCCTGGGGATACTGCGGCGCGGTATGGTAAGTGCCATTTCGCCAGCCAGGCAGCGGCACGCGGCGTGCGCTCCATTCCTGGGCATTTGCTGATGTGGGTGGTGAAGGAGGCGCTGCGCCTTGGCCGGGATGATATGGTGGAATGGGTTTACGATGTGGGGGACGGCGCCGCACTTTATCGCATTCTGCTGCCCGAGGGTGCCTATTACCCTGTAGTGCGCAATTCGCGGCTGGTGACGGTTTTCAGTGCGCATGAAAAGCGCGGGCAGGCGTCAAACCGGAAATTCCGCAAGCGTTGTTTTGGCACCCGCAAGCGGAGGGTGGCATAATGGCCGGCCGCATGGATGCTGCGACGCTGGCGGTACTTCCCTGTGACTTTTGCAGCGATCCGGTGGCGCCTTTTGGATTCGCCCCACCGCCCCGCTTGGGTATTCCGGTTCGGCGGCCGCTTAAAACCTGCGGGTGTAAAGCGTGCAATGAGCGTGCGGAGGCACGGGTGGCGGCTCTGATCGAAAAGAACGACCCATTATCACCCGGCCGCCGCCGTGCGGCTGCTGACGCAGGAGTGAGTCGCCAAGGAAATCTATTCTAAGTTCTGATTATTGATGCAAATCCCGGTTTTCCGTTAAACGTCTGCATTTATTTGCAGGCGTTTTTCTCAATTTTTGCGGGCGATTTGCGGTTTTCCAATCCTCCTCGGTTGCGCCCAGGGGTTGACCCTGACGCCCGAGCGCATCATGCATGGACGTGCGCTGTAGCGCGCTGGGAATTGGCGTTCCCAATCACACAGTTCTGCCCCTATGGCCGGGGGCATTGCGGGGCTGTTCCTGTGGTGGGAACAGCTGCCGTCTCTGTGTGCGGTAACGCCAACCCCTTTGCGCCCGGCCACCAGGATTAAACTATTTCCGTCTGGGGGAAGAATGCAGGATTTGAAGAAGCCCGCGCTTGCGGCTGTACCAACCAACTCTGAGAGTATTGCGGGGGAGCTATTGCCGGACCTGGAGAGGCTTGCAGTTTTGTTGCAGGCAATTGAGGCTCTGGCCAGCGGTGCCGCGGCGTTGAGTGAGGAGGGGCCGCTGGATCAGATTGAAGCGCTGGCCAGCCTGATGGGGTCCAGGGTTGAGGATATGCGGTCACGCCTTGAAGGTGTCCCTTAATATACCGGCGCGTTTCTTCCTGGCGTGCTCTGCCAAAGCGTGACTGGCCCGCCCCGGCGGGCCTTTCGCTTGTCCGCTTGGCGGCTTCCCGCGCCTGCTGCGGCCGCCGCCGCGCCTCCCGCGCACCCCGCACCCCTCCCGCTTTAAGGGGCAGCATGCATAGATTGATCCCATTAAGCGGGTGTTGGGGATCAGCTTAAGGGCCGTTTCGCTTAATGATTTCTGTTTATTTCCAACGGGATAAATCAGGGGTCTGGGTTCAATGGGGCCAACCGCTCAATATTCGGGGTTGTCTTTGTGTACGTGAAGGGGTTCGGGGTGCGTTGCGTATTACCTTGAATTATTGATCCCGATAATCCCGTAAGAGTAATAATATCGTTATATATCTGTTGGTTAAGTGGATTTTCCCTGTGCCTGCTAATCCCGGTCCGGTCCCTTGGTGGTCCCGTTCTGTGTGTATTGATCCCGCATAATTTCAACATGTTGCGGATGCTATGAATGGGCCTTCTAAATCTGGAGGCTCTTGCATGACTGAATTGGTAACCAGCGCCCGCGGCCGCGCCTCGGCCTACCTGGCGGGCAGAAACCTGGCGATTGTGAAGGCGGTGGCCGTGCGGCGCCAGCGCCAGGGCCAGGGCGCCGGGAAGCGCTTGCCTGCGGCCCTGGCGGGCGCGCCGGTGCAACTGGTGGAACTGTCGCGACCGCTGCCTGGCACAAAGGCGCAGAAAGAGCGGATCACCCTACCGGGCCAGCAGACCGCGCGCCGGGCATTGCCGCCGCTTCTGGCCAAGCTGCCGGAGAACGATCCGCGCAGCCGCGCCGCCAAGATGCTGGGGGATGCGGTGGAGCGCGTGGGGGCTGTGCGGGGGGCTGATCTGGCCGGGGCGGATAGTAAGGGCGGCGTGTCTGACGGCGGCGCCACCACCCGCGTAAAGCACGCTGCCCGGCTGCGCATGATAGAGGCTCTGGCTAACCGCTGGCCTGTTGACCGCCGCCACGGGCCGCAGCGCAGCGTCCCCCGCGTGTTGCTGACTGTTAAGCGTCCCAGCGAAAAACGCCGTAATATCAGGGCCTTTGATGCGCTCATGGCGGTTTGTGTTGATGGTGACAGCGTGGATGCGATCCTGAGGGCGCACGGCTGGAGCGCGCAAGCCTTCAATCGCAACCCGCTGCGCGATGCGATCCTGGCGGCGCTGGCAGACGTGGCAGAGGGTCTTGGCCTCGGCCGTGTGGCAGAACAGCAGGGTTGACGGCTGCTAACTGCCCGGCCATAGCTGGAAACAACGGTGCAGAAATGTGCCAAGGCAACGGCCCGCCCGCAACAGCGCGCGGGCCGTAAGTATTTCCAGACATTCAAAACAGGCGGGCGCGCAATGGCCAGGCTCAAGGGCTTGCCCAAACGCTTGGCGGCGGCGCCGCGGGCTGTGGGCTATTCGGACCGGCAGGCGGCGGAGCGTGCCCGCAACCGTGCCAGGGCGGCGGGCAATCGTCTGCGCAAGCTTTACTCCACTAAGCCCTGGCGCGATCTGCGCCTGGTGATCCTGGAGCGGGCCGGATGGATGTGCCAGGGCTGCGACCGCCCGCACCTGCTTACCGGCAAGGCGCCAGCGCCGCACAGCCCGGTGGTGGATCACATTGAACCGCACCGCGGCAACTTGGCGCTGTTCTGGGATGAAAGCAATCTGCAGGCCGTCTGCAAGGCTTGGCATGACAGTGAAAAGCAACGCCAGGAAAAGGCTGCCCGCCCTGACGGCAAGGGGGAGGGGTGGGGCTGATCCCTCTGGGGTCCGGCGCCGCTAACCCGCACATACCCGCATTCGGAGATTTTTTTTTCCCATGAATGACGAATTTCATCCAGATGAGCATCCCCGCGACCTGCTGGGCGATCCGGTGGATCAGAACCGGGAAAGCTGGGGGCGGCCGAGTTTTGAAAAAACGATTGAAAAACAAGAGCTTGTCACCGCTTTGGCTGCAGCGGGCTGGCGCCCGGCCCGCATCGCAAACCATTTGGGCTGCGATGTGAAGACCTTGCGGAAACATTTTTCCCTAGAAATGGCCAACGCCGCGGACGCGGCCGAGGCAGAGGCCATTCTGGCGATCCATAAGAGGATGCGCGAAGGGAACGTGACGGCGGCAAACCGGGTAATTGCCATGTCCGAAAAGGGCCGTGCTGTGCCGCCGCCGCCCAAGCCGGTTGAGGCACCGGAGAGCGATGGCGCAGCAGACGCTGGCAAGCCGCAGAAGCTGGGCAAGAAAGAACAGTTGGCCGAGGCTGCGAAACAGCCCAGCGGCCGCTGGAGCACTTTGCTTAACTGATGGCGTTTGATTTTGCCTGCCCGGATTGGGAAGCCCGGTTGAAAGACGGCCGGGCGCCAATCCCTGATTTGCCGCTGGATGAGGCTGCCGCGCAGAAAGCGGTGGAGATATTCAACGAATTGCGCCTGCCGGACGTGCCAGGGCAGCCTTTCATGCGGGATGCCTGCGGCGATTGGTTCCGTGCTCTGGTCCGGGCGGCCTTTGGCAGTGCTGATCCTGAGACGGGCGAAAACCGGGTGGGGGAAATCTTCTGCCTGGTGCCCAAGAAGAACAGTAAAACCACCAATTCCGGCGCCCTGGGGATTACCGCGCTGCTGGTGAACGAAACTCCAAACGCTGAAATGCTGATTGTAGGCCCGACCAAGGATGTAGCGGATACCTGTTTCAGCCAGATTAAGGGGATGATTGAGGCCGATCCCGAAGACCCGGAAACTGGCCGCAGCTATCTGCAGGACCGGTTCAACATCCGGGAGGGGTCACAAGAGATTGTAGACCGGGACAACGGCGCCAAACTGTCCGTCAAGTCTTTTGATACAAAGGTGGTCACCGGCAAAATCCCCAAGCTGGTTATCATTGATGAGTTGCACGTTCTCGGCGGCAACGCCAAGGCGGCCAAGGTGATGGCGCAGCTGCGCGGCGGGATGATCACCCAGCCGGACACGCTGCTGCTGATCATCACCACCCAAAGCGATGAGCCGCCGAAAGGCATTTTCCGGCAGGAGTTGAAATACGCCCGCGAAGTCCGGGACGGCCAGCACAAAGACGGCAACCTGCTGCCAATGCTCTATGAGTTCTCCGAAGCGGTGCAGCAGAGCGAGGACAAGCTGTGGCGTGATCCGCGGCTGTGGCCGATGGTGCTGCCGAACCTCGGCCGATCTATCACCATTGAACGCCTCATGCGCCTGTACCGCCAGGCGCTGGCCAAGGGCCATGAGGAAGAAATGGTATGGGCCACCCAGCATCTGAACATTCAGATCGGCATGGGCACCCATTCGGAAACCTGGATCGGGGCCAGGCTGTGGCCGGTGAAGGCTGATCGGGTTTCTCTGGATCAGCTGATTAAGCAATCAGATTGCATCACCGCGGGGATTGACGGTGGCGGGCTGGATGACCTGCTGGGGCTGGCGCTGATCGGGCGCCATGCAAAAACGCGGAAATGGTACGGCTGGGCGCGTGCCTGGGCGCAGCCCGAGGTGCTGGAGCGCCGCCAGGATATTGCTACCCAGCTGCAGGACTTCGCGGCGCAGGGCGATGTAAGGCTGTGTGAAGACCCCTCGCAGGACTTGCGCGAAGTTGCTGCCCTCTGCGCCCAGGTGCATGAAGCCGGTTTGCTGCCGGAAAAATATGGGATCGGCCTGGACCCGATGGGCGTTGCCGCGCTGGTGGATGAGCTTGGGGCGGCAGGTATGGAGGGCGATCTGCTAACCTCCGTAAACCAGGGCACCCGGCTGTCACCTGCGGTCTGGGGTCTGGAGCGCAAGCTGAAAGACAAGAGCTTTGTGCCTTGCGGCCAGGAAATGCTCACCTGGTGCGTGGGTAACGCCAAGACCGAACAGCGCGGCAATGCGGTGATGATCACCAAGGCCGTGGCAGGCAAGGCGAAAATTGACCCGCTGATCGGGATTTTCAATGCGGCCATGCTGATGAGCCGCAACCCGGAAGCGGCCGGGGCGTCCACGTCGCCCTGGGATGACCCGGCCTATTCTCACGGCCAATAAGAGGGAACCACCCATGTTTTTCAAGAAAAAGCGCCGCGCGGCCTCCACCGCGGCGGCTTCTGCCGTGAGCGATCCCCAGGCGGAGGCCCGCGCGGCGGATGATGTGCAGCGCATTGCCTCCAGCGATCCGGGGATTGTGGCCTTTTTCGGCGGCGCCATGGGCATTACCGATGAGGTGGTGACGGTGCAAAGCGCGCTCAAGGTACCGAGCGTCCTTGCCGCGGTGTCGTTTCTGTCGCGCACCATGGCCGGGATGCCCCTGAAGGTCTACGGCAAGGGCGAAAAAGGACGGGAGACGCGGCCGGATGACCCAGTGGCAGGGTTGCTGAACAGGGCCGCCAATGACGAAACCAGCGCCCTGGAGTGGCGCCGCGGGGTGTGGCAGGACGTGCTCACCTCGGGCCGCCATATTTCTTTCATTGAGCGCGACGGCCGCGGCAAGCCGATCAACCTATGGCCGCTGGACGTGTCCAAGGTGACGGTGGAGCGCCGCCAGGGCCGCACGCTCTACCACTACCAGGACGGTACCCGGCGCGTGACCTATGCCGCTTCCGAGGTGCTGGACCTATGTTTTATGTCCTCGGGCGACCGGCTGTCCTCTTACAGTCCGGTGTACAACAACGCCGATACAATCGGCTTGGCTATGGCGGTGACGCGCTACGGCGCGCGGTTCTTCAAGAATGGCGGCATTCCGCCCTTCACTCTGTCCGGCCCGATCAAGACGCCCGGCGGTGTACACCGGGCAGCTAACGATCTGACAGCCGCTGTGAAAGATGTGGCCGAGGGCGGCGGCAACGCGATTACGGTGCCGGAAGGGCACACGCTAGCGCCCCTGGGTCTGGACCCCGAGAAAATGCAGATGGTGGAGGTGAAGCGGTTTCTGGTGGAGGAAATCGCCCGGATTTACGGCCTGCCGCCGGTGTTTCTGCAGGACCTGACGCACGGCACGTTTTCCAACACCGAACAGCAGGATTTACACCTGGTTAAGCACCTGGTGGCGCAATGGGCGGCTGTTTTTGAAGCTGAGATTAATCTGAAACTCTGGGGCCGCGATGGCGGCGAGGTTTACGCGGAGCACGTCCTGGACGGGCTGATGCGGGGCGATTTGAAAACCCGCGTGGATGCTGCAGGGCGCCGCATCGCCACCGGCCAGACCACGATTAATGAAGAGCGTGAAATCGAAAACCGGCCGCCAGTAACCGGCGGCGGGGCGCCGCTTGTTCAGGGGGCTATGGTTCCGGTTACGTTGGCCGGGGCGCACTTGAACCAGGCGGGAACGGGTGAACCTGCGGCCTCTGGCGCCAGTGAAGAAGGGCAAGAAAATGACTGAGACAAAGGAATTCCGTGCATCGCTTCCGGTGGAGGTGCGCGCCGCTGATGAAAACGGCATCAAAGTGGCGGGCTATGCGGCCGTTTTTGACGAATGGGCCGATATTGGCGGCTATTTCCAGGAGCGGATCATGCCCGGCGTCTTTGAGGGCCGCCTGGAAGATGATGTGCAATTCCTCGTGGATCATCGCGGCTTGCCGCTGGCCCGCAATAGCGCGGGCAACCTGTCCCTGTCGGTGGATGAGCGCGGCCTGGCGGTTTCGGCCACACTGCCCGCAAAATCGCCCACTGCCCAGGACGTGGCGGCCCTGCTGGAGGCGGGCACCCTGTCGCGTATGTCTTTTGCCTTTACCGTGGCCAAGGGCGGTGATGAATGGGACGAAAGCGGCCCGGTGCCGCGCCGTTCAATCCACAAGCTCAAACGGCTTTATGACGTTTCGGTGGTGAGCGACCCCGCCTATGCCGGAACCGAAATTGGCTTGCGCAGCTTGGAGGCGGCCCGCGCTGCCCTGACTGCCGGAAATCCGCAGAAACAAGCGCGTGCGCGCCGGATGCGGATGGACCTGGCCCTGGCTGGCCTGTCCTGAAACGGGGCGCGACGGCGCCCGACACTCACAAAACTGAACCGACCAAAGAGGTAGTCATATGACCCCCAAGGAAATGCTGGCCAAACGTGCCAATCTGATCACCGAAGCCCGCGGCCTGCGCACCGAAATCGAGGCGGACGGCACCACCGAGGCCCGCGCCGCGGAACTTGAAACCCGGTTTGACGCCATGATTGCCGAGGCGGAGGGGCTGGCCGCCCGCGCCCGGAAAGAGGAACAGCTGGCGGGCCTGGAGGCATCGCTGGACGCAGGCGACCCGCGCCGTCCGAATGGCCCCGAGGGCCGCGGCCAGCCTGGCAGCCAGCCGGAGGCCGTCACCTACCGCGAAGCCTTCCATGAATACCTGGCCTGCGCCGGTGACGTGCATTCTATGTCGCAAGAGGCCCGCCGGGCGCTGCGTCATGGCGGTGTGGATGTGATGCCGGAAGAGCGTGCCCAGACCGTCGGCGCCGCATCTGCAGGCGGCCACCTCGTGCCGGATGAGGCGAATACGGAAATCGTCCGGGCGATGCTGGCCTGGGGGCCGATGTTTGATGATGGCTTTGCCCGCGTGTTCAAAACCACCGGCGGCGCAACCATTCCGCTTCCGGGTGTCGATGATACCGGCAAAATGGCCGCTGACAGCGGTGCCGAGGGCAGTGCTTTCGCTGATACCGGCACCAAGGATGTGGGTTTCACCAAGAACACCTTGGATGACTACATGGCGGACACTGAATGGCTGAAAGTCTCCATTCAGCTGGCCACCTCGGGCATGGTCGGCATGGAGGCGCTGCTGGGCGATCTGCTGGGTGAGCGTCTGGGCCGCAAGGCAAACCGCGCTTTGACCCTGGGCACCGGCGTGGGGCAGGCGCAGGGTATCGTGACCGGTGCCACCGCCTCGGGTGTGACCGTGGCCAGCAATGCCGCGATTGCCGCTGATGAGCTGATCAAGCTCTATCATTCGGTCAACTCCGCTTACCGCAAGTCTCCGAAATTCGGCTTTATGTTCAACGACAATACCCTGTCGGCTATTCATACGCTGAAAGACGGGCAGGGCAACTATCTGGTGGATGAGGCGCCGGACGGTGCTGGCCGCCTGAAAATCGGCGGTGTGCGTGCGAAATACACCATCAATGACGATATGCCGGACATTGGCGCCAGTGCCCGTTCGGTGGTTGCGGGCGACATGGGCAAATACTACGTCCGCAAGATTGGAGGCACCAACATTCTGGTGGCCCGTGACAGCAAGTTCCTGCCCGGTTTCGGTATTTCCGGTTACGTCCGCTTTGACGGTGTGGTGGCTGATCCGCTGGCTATCAAGGCCCTGGTGCACCCGGTCTAAGCTGTGACGGCTTAGCACGGTAAAGCGTTCAATGCCCTGAAAATGCGGCGGCCTGGCGAACCTGGGCCGCCCCTTTCCCCCCCCCCCTGAAAATGAGGTGACGAAATGGATACCTGTAAGGTGAAACTGACCATTTCCCGTTCTGGCCCCAATCTGGACCAGAAAGCGGGCAGTGTGGTTCCGGTGTGCCTCTTGGAGGCCGGGCGTCTGGTGCGCCAAGGCGCGTGCGAGGAACCTGACGCCAAGACCATGAAAGCGATTACCGCCGCCGAGGCGGCCGCGGCTGTGGAAGCCGCCGCCGTAGTAGCCCAGGCGATGCCCGCGGATGTGGAAAAGCGCGCAGAGGTGGCCGAAAAAGCGGCCTCTGAGGCGGAGGCCCGCGCCACTGCTGCCGAGGAAAAGACGGCTGAGGCGGAGGCGCGCGCTGCCGCGGCGGAGGGACTGCTGGCCGAGGCGGCAAAGCAGCCCGCCAAGGATGGTGCCACCGCGGAAAAGGCGGAGTAAGCGCGCATGTGGGCAAGCGTCACGATAAAGAGCGCCGGGGCGCTGCCCCTGTCCGCGGAGGAATTGCGGGACCGCCTGCGGATCGACACGGCGGCGGAGGATGATCTGCTGGCGGCCTTCCTGGCGGCCGGGGCCTCTGAAATTGACGGGCCGGACGGCGCAGGGGTGGCGATGATGGCCCAGACCTGGACCCGCACCCTTGACGGCTGGGCGCAGGAAATTGTGCTGCCGGGCTGGCCTGTCACCGGGGTGTCAGAAATCCGCTATCTGGACCCGGAGGGCAATCAGCAGACCCTGGCCCATGCCGCCGCCTTCCGCGTGGTTCTCGGCCGTGATCCGGCCCGCCTTGTGCGCAAGCCTGGTGCGCCGTTGCCCGCTCTGCTGTCCGGCCCCGGTGTGGTCGAGGTGGACTATACCCTGGGCCGCACGGATGCCGCAGAGGTGGACGCGGGGCTGGTGGCCGCTTTAGCGCTGCTGGCCGGGCATTTCTATGAAAACCGCGAAGCCACCGCACCGGGCCAGGTTGTGGAGGTGCCCCTGGGCGCCCGTCATATCCTGGACCGCTTCCGCCGCGGGGTGGTGGCATGAAGCGGGCGCGGCAATACCGGGACCGTGTGAAGGTTGAGCGCAAGAACAGCGACGGCACCCGCGACAAATACGGCAATCTGTCCGGGGATTGGGCGGATTTGCAGCCGATCAGCGAATTTTGGGGAAATCTGCGCGAAACCACTGGTAAAGAGCGTGTTGCGGCGGGCCGGTTGGAAGATGCCGCCACCGGCACACTGCGGCTGCGCAGCGGCCCGGAAACGCGCTCTATCAACGGCGCGGACCGGATTACTGCCCGCGGCCACATTTGGACCATCAAGGGCGCCCCGGTTGATCCCGATGGCACCCGCCGGGAAGTGGAGTTTCTGCTGGAACGCGGGGGTGCTGTGGAATGAAAACCGACGCGGCCAAGCTGATTAAGAAGCTGAAACAGCTTCCCGGTGCGCAGCGGAAGCATATCACCTCGGCCATTCAGAAATCCACTGAGGAAGGTGCGCGGGTGGCGCGGGTTCTGGCGCCGGAGGTGACTGGCGAAACCCGTGACGGGATCACCACGGAGTACCGTGACGACGGGATGACCGGGGAGGTTGTGGTTATCGCCTCGGATGCGCCGCGGGAAGAAAAGGACCGGGCCTATTCAATCGAGCACGGCCGCAAGAAGGGCGGCCGGGGCACTACTGAGGGCTTTCATCATGTTCACCGCACCCGCCAGTTTCTCGGCAAGAAGCATAGGAACCGGATCAAACGCGCGGTGAAGAAGGCAGCGAAAGAGGTGGCTGGAAATGGCTGATGGCTATCTGACGGCCGCCCAGGTTGGGCTGCGTGCAGCGCTGGTTGCGGACATTGGGGTGGCGGGCCTGGTTGGCACCCGTGTGGTGGATGAACCCGGCGAAAAAATCCAGCTGCCTTATGTGCGGTTCGGGCGCAGCGAGTTGGTTGCGGATGACGCGGGCAGCGAACGCGGGGCAATTGTGCAGTTCGGCTTGGAGGTTCACTCCCGGCCGGGGGCCGCCGGAAAGGTGGAGGCTTCGCGTATCTGCGAGGCTGTTTCTAATGCTCTGCACTTGCGGCCTGCAGCGGTGACCGCCGAGGGCTTTACCGTCACTGAGGTTGAAATTCAAACCTGGTATGTGGAGCGCGCCCGGAACGGCCGGGACCATGAGGGCCGCATGGCCCTGCAGGTTCACCTGGATGCCTGACACGCGGAGATAGGCGCCGCGATTTCCTGTGCCTAGACGGCACGCAAAACCGTGCAATGCACTAATAAATGAGGTAACACATGGCGAAAATTCTGGGCCGGTCCATTCTGCTGCTGGTGAAAATTGATGCGGCCTTTGTGCCAATTGCGGCGCTGACCGGGAAAAACCTGTCTGTCAACAATGAACAGATTGATGCGACGGCGCCGGACCCTGACACGCCCGAGGGCGTGCAGTGGCGTGAGTCGCTGGCGGGAACCAAGGCTGTGGATATGAGCGGCGATTACACACTGGTTTCCGGCAATGCGGCGCAGGCCAAGGCGATTGAAATTGCCATGGCTGAAAATCCTACTGCCGAATTCCAGATGTTCTATCCGACCGTTGGCACCTGGGAAGGTGTTTTCTTTGTCAATCTCCAGCTTGGGGAGGACGGCAAGGGCACCGGGTCCATTTCGCTGTCCAGTGACGGCGCTGTGACCTTCACGGCGGTCGCGTAAATGGCGATTGCAGGAACAGAGGCGCGGGACGGCGGTGCAGCCGTCGCCGCGCCGCGGGGCGGCCTGGCGGAAATGCTGGGCCAAACCCGCCGTGCCATGGTGCTGGGAAACGGCGAAATTGAGCGTTTCGAGGATCTGCACCGCGGGATTTTTGACCTGCACGACGGTTTTTTTGGCCGGGCACAGAAGCCCACCGCGCGCGAGGTGCGCGACCTGGTGGCCCTGGGCCTGGTTGGGGCCGGAGTAAGGGCAGCCGAGGCCGACGCCCTGGTAGCAGCGCTTACCCCCGGCGAAAACATGCACCTTTACAAGGTCGCGCAGGGCCTGGTCGGCATTGCGTTTTTCCCGGACATGGCCGGGCCTGGCGGTGGTGATGAACCGCCCGATGAAAATGCGGAAACCCCTGAAAAAAAGACGAAACCCGCGCCTGGGGAGTGAGGCGGATTATCCGCAGCGCGGCGCCGCTGGGGATAATGCCCGATCAGGTGCGGGGGATGATCCCGCGGGACTGGATACTGATTTCACGCGGCTATGCGGATCAGGCCAAGGCGGGAAAGCCTGGTGCGGATGCACCGAGCCGGGCGGAAACTGATGAACTTGTGAGGCTGTATTATGAGCGGCACTGACTTGGAGCGGCTGAATATCATTCTGGCGGCCCGCGACCGCGAGTTTGCCAAGGCGATGGACCGCAATATCCGGCGGGTTGAGCGCTTTGCAAAACGGTCTGATAAGCACCTGTCCAATGTGTCCCGCAAGTTCGACGTGATGGGGTTCGCCGCTAAGCGTGCTGGCGGCCTATTGGCGGCTTTTGGGGCGGCCAAGGTGATAGGCAAGCTGAAAGGCACTGTTGCGGCGCTGGATGATATCGGCAAGACCGCGGATAAAATCGGCCTAACCACCGACGCGCTGCAGGAATTGCGGACTGTTGCCGAAAGCGCAGGGGTTGCGCAGGGGGCATTGGATAGCTCGCTGGAGCGGTTCAATAAGCGGCTTGGGGAGGCGGCCCAGGGCAGCGGGGCCGCCGCCAAAACGTTGAAATCCCTGGGGCTGGAGGCCAGCGATCTGGCCACCATGGGTCTGGATGCCTCGCTGTCGGTGGTGGCTGACCGTATTGCGGCCCTGCCCGATCCGACACAGAAGGCTGCGGCCGCGGCGGCGCTGTTCGGCCGTGAGGGGGTGGCTATGGTCAACCTGCTGCGTGAAGGCAGCGACGGCATGGCCAAAATGCGCCAGGAAGCCAGGGATTTGGGTATCATCATTGATGAAGACCTGATCCGCGGCGCCGAGGATGCGCAGACACAGCTGGACCTGATGGGCCGGGTGATCAGTGCGCAGTTGAACAGCGCCTTGATTGAGCTTGCGCCGCTGCTGGTTGCCGGGGCTACGGCCACGGCCGATTTGGTTCGGGCGATTAACTCCGGCATTGATGCGTTTCAGAACTGGCTCAATCCGCAGTCCAACTTGCAGATTGCCACCGAAAACCTGGTGCTGGCCATGGGCGATGAAATCCGCCAGTCCCAGCTGCTGGACCAGGCATTGGGCAAGGGGATCACATTCAGCCAGGCGGCGGCAAAGGCAAAGCTGGAGGAAGCCACCGCCCGGCATGAAAACGCCAAGGCAGCCGTTGCCGAGCATAAAGCGATGGTGCTGGGGTCTGAGGATTGGGCAAATCTCTCCACCCAGATCAGCCAGGCGCAGGGCGCGATCAGAGCCACGGAAGGCCCCCGCGCTGACGATACGGTCAGCCGGATGGGGGATGCCTATGAGCAGCAGCAGCTGGTGCTGGCCCAGCTGATCAAAGACCGCCAGGAAATGCTGCGGCTGGATAATGAGCTGGCGGACCAGCTGGAGCGCACCGGCCAGAATATGGCCACGCTACAGGAAGCCATCGGCAATTCCGGCGGCGGGCTGGTGAAGGTTGACGGCACGGCGATAAATCCGATTGAGCCGAGCCAAAAGGGCGGGTTTCAGAGCGCTGGGGATGCGGCAAAGGCGTCTGTTCCAGAGTTGACCGATTACGCGGCCGTTGTTGAGCGGATCAAAGGTGCCTTGGGGGATGCTGTCCAGGTTGGCGGCAGCTATCAGGATATGCTGGCCCAGCTGCAGGCGCTGCATGAGGCCGGTCTGCTGAGTGCGGAAGATTATGAAGCGGCGGTGGGCACGGTTGAGGACAGGTTTGCCCAAACTAAGAACGCCTCGGACAGCCTTCGCTCCAGCGCGGCGCAAACCTTTGCGGACATTGTGACCGGCGCCCAAAGCGCTAGTGACGCAATTTCCGGGTTGTTGAGCAACTGGGCGCAGATGTTCGCAAATGCCGCTTTTACCGGCTTTCTGAAAGATACGGGGATCACTGACTGGGCGGGCGATCTGCTGAGCTTTGACGGCGGCGGATACACCGGCAGCGGGCCGCGTTCCGGCGGGCTGGATGGCAAGGGCGGTTACCTTGCCATGGTGCATCCGAATGAAAGCGTAATTGACCACACCAAAGGCCAGTCTGGGCCGTCTGGCGGCGGTGGTGGTGCGGTCAATATCAACGTGAAAGTGTCCGGCGCCCGCGGCAACAGCGAAATCCGGGACATGGTGGAGACCGGCGTGCGCCAGGGCCTCCAGCATTATGACCGCAAGCAGCTGCCGCTGTCGGTCCAGCAAATCAACAATGACCCGCGGAGGATTGGCTGATGCCGATTACTTACCCCTGGCGCTGGCCGGGTTCATGGACCATTTGCGGGTGCAGCAGGCCAGCCTGGTGCTGGAGCGTCCGCAGCAATTCAACAGCTTGGGCGGCGGGGAGTTGCTGGCGGCCGAATTGGCACCGCCGTACTGGCGCGGCTCTGTAACGCTGACGCCTATGCAATCGCGTGATGCGGATCAGCTGACCTCACGTCTGGAGGCTTTGGCCGTACCTGGGCGGTCCTTCGAAATCTGCCACCCGCACCGCATCGGCCCGCGCAGCGATCCCTTGGGCGCGGCGCTGGCGGGTTTCAGCCCGGTGATTGAGGAAGTGCCGGCCGATCCTGGCAGTCTGAAACTGGGCGGGCTGCCCTCGGGTTATGAGCTATCGCCGGGCGACCTGTTGGCCTTCAGCTACAATCCTGGCACCGGCCAGCGCCGGGCGCTGCACCGTGTTGTGGAGGGTGCCACTGCCAGCAGCGCCTCTGCCCATGGCGGCTTTCAGGCTGGGCCGTTTGAGGTGGCGCCTTACGTCCGGCCGGGGGTGGCAGCCGGTGCCTCTGTCTCGCTGATCCGGCCCGCTTGCCTGGCTGTGCTTGTTCCGGGTTCGGTTAGCAGCGGCATATCCAGAGGCAGCGTCACCTATGGGCTGACGTTCAATTTTCGCCAGAAGCTGAGGGCCTGATTTGCGTATCTATGACAGCGGCACAGCCGCCGCACTTGCGGCCCGCGACGGCCTGGTGGCGGGCAGACTGGTGTGGATCACTGCCCGCAAACGGTCCACCGGGCTGCTGGAAACCATCGGGATTTGGAGCGGTGAGGATGATCTGACGCTGGAAGTTGGCGGCCAGCCGCGTCCTTACACTGGTGCGGGCGCGCTGATGCGGTCTGATCCGATCACCGCGGGCACCGGGTTGGCCGTGCGCACCTACCAAATCGGCCTGGCAGCCGTGGCACCTGAGGTTGAGGCGCTGGTTAAGGGGTATGAAACCCGCCTGGCGCCGCTGGAAATCCACCGCGCTTTGTTTAATCCGGCTACCCGTGCGCTGGCCGGGCCGCCGCACCGCGTGTTTTCCGGCTTTATCAACGGGATCGACTTTCCCACCGCCGAGCCGGGCGGCACCGCCAGCTGCACGCTGGAACTGATCAGCGAAACCCGCGCTTTAACCCGTACACTGGCCAGCAAGAAGTCGGACGAAAGCCAGCAGCGCCGGGGCGGTGACCGCTTCCGCCGCTATGGCAATATATCCGGTGTTGTGCCGGTCTATTGGGGGGAATTGCGCATTGCTGCGCCCGCTGATCCGGCCCCCGTCACTGTCAAACCTGAAAAAACCGGGAACGCATGACAATGGATTTTCCTGCCCCTTCTCCGCGGCTGCCGGACTGGCGCCCGCGCTTGACCCAATATCTCGCCCGCGTTGCGGCGCTGCCGTTCCGCCCTGGTGCGCATGATTGTGTGCTGTTCGCAGCTGGCGCTGTGGAGGCCATGACCGGCACCGACTTGGCGGTCTCCTGGCGCGGTACTTACCGCCGCCTGGAGGACGGCCAGGCTGCCCTCCAGGGCCTCGGCTTTGAGGATCATCTGGCGCTTGCTGCGGCCCTCTTTGCCGAGGTGCCGCCCAGCTTTGCCCAGGCCGGAGATTTGGGCGTTTTTGAAGGTGGTGGCCCCGGCGGTGCGCTGGGGATCGTCCAGGGGGCCGCTGCCTATGTGCTGCGCCCCGAGGGAATGGCGGTTGTCAGCCGCCTGCATATGCAAAGGGCGTTTCGCGTATGAAAGATAGAGTGACATTTTCCGCCATCCTGATTGTGGCGCTGCTGGCGCCGGTGGCTGCTGCGGCGGACCCGATTACGGCCTGGGTGGCCACCACTCTTGCGGTGAGCACGGCCACGGCGGCTTTTATCGTGCGGATTGGGATTTCCCTGGTTCTGTCGTCGCTGTCCGCAGCGCTTCGGAAGAAGCCGGGGGCACCCCGTCCGCCGGGGATCAAGACGGAAAGCACCACCTCAGGCGGCAGTAATCCGCAAAGTTTCATACTCGGCAAATACGCCACCGCGGGCAACATGGTGGCGCCGCCTTATTCGCACCCGAATGAGGGGAACGTGCCGAATAAGTGGCTTACCTACGTCGTGGATGTGTCCGACATGCCGGGTGCCCAGCTGTCGCGGGTTATGGTTGCGGGTGAATATGTCACCGATCTGGAGGAAAACCCGGAAGAAGGCCCGGCGGAAAACCCGGACGGCAAGCATGGCTTGCGCGGGATGCTGGAGGATGGCCAGAACCACCTATACATGACCTGGCACGATGGCACCCAGACCGCTGCGGACGCCTATATGCTGGAGCACTACGGCGAGCATCCGGACCGGCCGTGGAATGCAGATATGGTGGGCACAGGCGTGGCCTATGCGGTTGTGACCTTTCTTTATAACCGCAAGCTGTTCAATCAGCTGCCCGGTGTTCGGTTCGAGGTTCTGGGTATCCCGCTGTATGATCCGCGCAAGGATGATACGGCGGGCGGCGCTGGTGCGCACCGTTGGGATGACCCGGAAACCTGGGAAATCAGCGCTAACCCCATTGTGATGGTCTATAATATTTTGCGCGGGATCACCCTGCCAGACGGCCAGCGCTGGGGTGGCAAGGTGTCTGCGTCAAACCTGCCCCTGGACAACTGGTTTGCGGCCATGAATGAGTGCGACGTGTCCATTGCGCTGGCGGACGGCGGCAGCGAGCCGCAGTATCAGGCAGGGCTGGAGGTGTCGCTGGATGAAGAGCCTGCGGAGGTTATCGGGGAGTTTCTGAAAGCCTGTTCTGCTGAGATTTCCGAATTTGGCGGTGCTTACAAGGTGCGCGTGGGTCCGCCCGCGCTGCCGGTCTATTTCTTCACCGATGAGGATGTGGTGCTGGAGCATCCGCAGAACCTGGCGCCTTATCCGGGGCTGGAGGGGGTGCATAATGCGATCCACGCCACCCACCCGGACCCGGAAAGCCTTTGGGAGACCAGGGACGCGCCGCCGCGCTACAATGCAGAATGGGAGGCCGAGGACGGCGGCCGCCAGCTGGTGGCGCAGGTGGATTTGCCCCCGGTTGCCTCGGGCACCCAGGCGCAACGGCTGATGAAGGGCTGGATTGAGGATGAACGCCGTTTCCGCCGCCACAGCCTGACCCTGCCGCCGGATGCCGCTGTGCTTGAGCCTCTGGACGCTGTTGCCTGGACAAGTGCCCGAGAGGGGTACACCTCCAAGCTGTTTGAGGTGGGGGAACTGACCGATGATCTGGTGACATGCGTGCAGGCTGTATCCTTGCGTGAGCGTGATGCCGGGGATTTCATCTGGCTGCCGGGCACCGATGAGGTGCCGGTGGAGCACCCGAGTACCGCGGTAACAGTTCCGGGGCCGCGTTTGCTGCCTGGTTTCGATCTGCTGGCGCATAGCCTGCCGGATGGTGGCGGCACCGCCCGCCGCCCGGCTCTGCGGATGGTCTGGACTGCTGAGGATTTGCTGCCCGATGACGTGGTGGAATGGGAAGTGCAGCTGGCTGATGAAACCCTGGTGGCAGCCGGAACCGCCGCCAGCCCGTTGACCGGAGAGGCGGTTTTTGCATCCGGCATTTTACCGAGCACGGTTTACCGTGCAAAGGGGCGTATCCGCGGCCGGAACGATGGGACTTGGAGTGGCTGGCAGACTGCCGCAACGGGCGATGTGCGCCTGGGTTACACTGATCTTGCAGACCAGATTTCCAATGAGATCGACGCGGCCCAGGCAGAAGCTGAAAATGCCGCAATGGACGCCCAGGCGGCAAACTCTGCCGCGGCGGCAGTGCAGGGTGAGATTGACGGATTGCTGTTGGGGTATTCCGGCAGCACGCTGAAAGGCTCGCTGGATAGTTTGCTGGGCAGTGCGACGGCTTACACCGATGTTTCCGAACAGAACCTGTCCGTGAAGGTGGGGAACGCCCAGGCCCAGTTGTTCCCGTCTGACTTTGTTGATGGGTTTGAGTTCTGGCAGACCTCGGCAAGCGGAGTGCCTGGAGCTTACACAGTGAATGGCGCCTATTATGCGATCCACCTGAGCGGCGGCAAAAATGTCGCCCGGTGTCTCTACGGCGCGGGCAACTTTAATCTTTGCCCGCGTGGGGTGATTGCTCCTGTTGTGGGGCGGACTTACCGGCTTACCGTGCGCTACCGGGTGACCGGGACTATTACTTTCTCAACCGGCACGCGCGTGATGAACGCGCATTGGCGCAAGCTGGACGGCAGCTACGTCTATACGGCAGCGGAAGTCAGCGTGAGCGGCTACGCCCCGAATGCGGCTTGGCAAACTGTCACTCTTGATTTTGTCTGCACATCCGCAAACGTGACGCCATTCATTCGCCCAAGTATGTACTTCCGCCGCTCCGACTTTACAAACACAGGGGTTTGCGAAGTTGAGGACTTCCGTGTCGAGGATGTAACGGATACAGCAGGCATCAGTGCCGATCTGAAAAACAACTACTATACCGCGGCCGACGCTGACGAGGCTATTGCGGCCCGTGAACTGGCTCTGCAGTCGCAAATAAACAGCACTAATGCAAACCTGCAAAACAATTACTATACTGCGGCCGACGCTGACGAGGCTATTGCGGCCCGTGAACTGGCTCTGCAGTCGCAAATAAACAGCACTAATGCAAACCTGCAAAACAATTACTATACCGCGGCTGACGCTGACGAGGCTATTGCGGCCCGTGAACTGGCCCTGCAATCGCAGATAAACAGCACTAATGCAAACCTGCAAAACAACTACTATACCGAGGCCGATGCTGACGAGGCTATTGCGGCGACACAAAGCACGTTGCGCGCCGAAGTTGACAACGCTGTGGCGGCAAATTTGCCGGACGATTTCAGCGAGGACGGGCTGTATTGGCAGTCCAGCACGGGCGGCGCGCCTGGGTCCGACACGCTGGATGCAGTTTGGGACTTCCAGACGGACGGCGGCGAGGGGCGTGTGGCCTTTATCGCCCCTGAAAACACCTTTTCGGGCGTTCATTGGCTGTTGACCCGCGGGACGTTCCGCCCCGTGGTTGGCCGCCGCTACCGGATCACGGCACGCGTCAAGGTTGAGGGTTCAATCACCGGGAGCGGCACAAAGCAGTTCAGCCTGTTTTTCCGCAGTATGAACCTCAGCTATGTCTATGAGGCTGCACACGGCTTCCAGGACTTCGGCAGGATTGATCCGAACTGGAACGATTATTCAATTGAGATTGAATGCACCACCGCCAATCAGGCCGAGCACTGGCGCGCCGGGATGTATTTTCGCTGCAATGACTTCACAACCACTGGGAAATGCAAAGTGGTTTCCCTGCTGGTGGAGGATATCACTGAGGCGCACGCGCTGGCTGCTTCTGTAGACATTCAAGCCACTGCCATTGCGGATCTTGAGGGTAATGCCACGGCCGGATATCTGATCAAGGCGCAGGCGGGCAGTGAGGTGTCATTGCTGCAGCTGATTGCGGCGGACGGGTCCGCGGGGTCCGTGTCCGTTGCCAAGTTGCAGGCGGAACATATCCTGCTGCAAGGGTCTGTTAGCATGGATATGCTGTCGGTTGGGGTTGGCCGTAACCTTCTGGAAAATCCCGATTTCACTCAAGGTATGGTTGGCGTGACCGCTGGCGGCTGGGGCAACATCGGCGATAGCGGCTCGGTCAGTATCAGGAGTGATGGCAGTTATTCTGAGACGTTTTCCCCGACCCTGAGAATTGAAACGGATTGGGCGGGCACAGGCGTGTCCGGCGCCAAGGTTGCCTATATGCGGCCTGTAAATGACGACGGCAGCGCGGGCCGCGGTTATCCGGTGGGTGGCGGTGTTTGGTATGAATTCAGCACGGCCCTTAAGGTCCGCCGTGCCAGGGTTGGCGCCCGCCTCTATTGGTACAAAGCGGACGGCAACTACTCCGATGTGACGACTTACACAACGGTGTTTACTGAGAGTTCGTCGGGCGGCGCCTCGGATACGCCGCCGCGGCATTGGGCGCGGTATGGCGGCTTGGCGCAGGCGCCCAGCGATGCGGCATACTGCATGGTCCGGTTTCATATTGATCAGACGCTAGAAAACAGCGGCAACCGGGACGTGCATATTTTCCAGCCCATGCTTGCCGAGTCGGCCGAGGGTGCGCAGTTGTCGCCATATGCCCCAGGCGGCAACACCTACATGCATGGCGGCCGTGTTGTAACGGATAGCCTTTATGCCGATGCGGTGAATACAGCATCTTTCGCGGCGGCGGGTCTGTCGTTGTTTGGCGGTGCGATGAAATCGACCAATTTCAACGGCACGATAGATGCCAGCGGTGAAATCACCGCCGAGGGGTCTGCGGGCTGGGTTATCAGTAAATCCGGCGGCATGGTGCTGAATAACCTCGTGGCGCGGGAGTGGGTCAAGGTGGGGGCTGTATCTGACGGAGTGGCCTGGAGCCGCGACGGGCATGCAGCATCGCTGGACAGCGTGAACGTGACCAGCCAAACGCTGGGGCCGTTTGGTCTGGGGCACTTCTGGCAGATAGCCTGCCGGGTCATGTACCGCACGCGCTCTGCCCATGATGTTTGGGTGCCGCCCGAGGGGAAGGCGGACGGGCATAATTCCAAAGAGTGGAATTTCACCAATGTGAAACTTCAGTGGCGGACCAAAACCGGCGGCAGCTGGAGCGGCTGGGGCACTTTGCACGACTTCGGAACAACCGGGGAGAACCTGAATTGGCAGGACAAGGAAGTGCTGATTTCCAAGATGGGCAACTATCAGGACGTGCAGGTCCGTCTTCGCACCTATCTGATTTTTTCCAGTGCGCCCGGCTACACCGGAGTAACCAACGGTTACTACAATAATATTGATGAAATGACTCTCTACGCAAAGGCGCTGATCAGATGACCCTGGCATTTTTGCAGCTGGATGAAACCGGCGTTTATGTCACTGGGGCGGGCTATGCCCCCGCCCTGGGTGAAAACATGGTGGCGGCCCCGGAGGGCCGCGATCCGTCCGAATTTCTGCGGCACTACTACCTGGACGGCTTTCTGGTGCCGCGGCCGCAGCCGCCGCTGCCTGTGAGAATTCCAGGCGGGTGGCAGGTGGGTGGCTGTCCGCTGGGAACAGGAATTGCCGTCTATGACGTGACCGGCGGGGAAATCCTGGATTACTTCACGGCATCGTCTGGCGGGCAGGATTATGAATTCGCATTGCCGGACGCAGGCACTTACCGCCTGGAGATTGACGCGCCGGACCCCTTTACCGATGTGAAACTGACAATTGAGGTTCCTTGATGCTGACGTTGAAAAGAAGCCAGGCCAGCCTGGACGCACCGTTGCGCGCCGCACAGGCGATTGCCCGCCAGCGGGTGGTGGAGGTGACTGATACCGTCCGCGGCAAGTTCCTGACCAGGGCCATCGGCCAGGAATTGACCTATGGGGAAAAGGAGGCCCAGGCCCAGGCGTTCCTGGCGGCCAGCCCGGAACCGCAGGAGCCTGGCACAGAATACGGCTTTGTTTTTGGGGAAGTGGGTATCACTGCGGACACGCCCCGCGCGGTAGCTGAGGCGGTGCTTGCCAAGGCGTTTGCGTACCGTGCGCACATCGGCCCGATGATTGAGCGTCTGCGGCTTCTGGCGGGCAAGCAGATCAATGAGGCCGCCACCGTTTCAGATGTGGAGCAATCGGTGGCTGAGTTCATAGAAGACATGGGGGAAATCTGATGCGTTACAGCTGTCATGCGCTTTCGGCGCTGCGGGGCCGCTTTCGGGAATTGGCTGCAATCACTGGCGGCCGGGATCAGGCAGAATACAGGCAATTCCTGCGCAGCATGGCCCAGGCCGGGCTGCACGTTTGGATTGCCGAGGATAAGGGCCGCATTGCCGGTTCCCTGGGCTTCACGCCGGAGCCGGGCCGCCTGGGAGTGCGTATTGAACCGCAGCTTGCCTTGGCCGTGGAGGCGGCCGGGCAGAACATGGGCGCGGTCCAGGTGCGGACGCTGATCTATGTCAGCCCGGAATACCGGGGGCATGGCATCGCCAGCGCTCTGGAGGCCCGCGCGGATGAGCAGGCTGCGCAAATGGGGTTCCGCCATGTTCTGGCCTATGGCTTTGACAGCCCGGAAATCAGCCAGTGGCTTGCCCGGCACGGAAACGCAATTGAACTGGGGGTGTCTGATCCGTCCGGCCTGCCGTGCTTTCTGGTGCCCATCGGGGCGGAGGTGCTGGCGGCGCCGGACACTGTGCTGGCGCTGCTGCGGCGCGATTTCACGTATTCGGCCGATGGTGTCCTGGATGCCTGGGAAATCCACCGCCGCCCTGGCCCTGTGACCGGGGATTGCGAGGACTTTGCCTTGGCGTTGGCCTGGCGCCTTGCTGGGTGCCGCTGGCCGCCTTTCCTGTGGCACCTGCTAACGTGCAAAAGCGTGGTTTGGCATACCACCAGCCGCGCCGGGATTGGTCATGCTGTGCTTTGGCACCGGGGCGCGGGCTGGGCAGATAACATCAGCCCGCACTGGACGCCCAGGACGGTACACCGCCGCCGGTTTCCATGGGGTGCGCCTCTGCTGATCTTAAAGCTCGCCGCCGGGCCGCTTTTCGCGTGGGTGAATAGCACGGTAAACCGTGCAATAGTCAAGAAAGGTATGCAATGATTTTGCGTGGTCTTGGGGCGGCTGACTTGGCTGCCTGGCTGCAAAGCGATGCGGGCGCGGCGGCGCTTGCGGGGGCGGCTGGGGGGTTAGTGCGCTGGCTGACCCTGCGGGAAAACTGGCGTGATGGCGTGGTGTCGCTGGTGGTGGGCAGTATCTGCGCCATCTACCTCGGCCCGCTGGTGGAGCCGGTGCTGGCGCCGGTGGTCGGCAAGATCACCGCAGGCGGTGACGCCGCGGGGTTTTCCTCTTTTGTGGTCGGTCTGGGCGGCATCGGGTTTTCGGGGTTTGTGATTGAAACCCTGCGCCGCTTCCGCGCCGAGAAAGCGGGCGCCGATGGCAAGAAGTGAGGCCGCCAAGAGGGCCGCCAAGCGCGCGGCCGGGCGGGAACTGCGGTTCCTGTTTGTGGCGCTGCTGGCCTGTGCGGGCTGGCTGATTTTTCAATATTTCAGGGGTAGGAATGTATTCTGACAGGATAAAGAATGCGCAGCGGCTGCTGCGCGCGGGTGCGAATTACCGCGGTGCAATCGACGGTGACGCAGGACCGCAAAGCCTGGCAGCCGCCTGGCGCGTCACCGGCGTTGAACAGCTGGCCATTGCGGGTGAATGGCCGGCGGTGCGCAGGGTCATTGCGGCCGCGCAGCTGGTGCTGGAGCGGGCGGGCCATGATCCGGGCCGGATTGATGGTTTTTGGGGGCCGTCCACCGATACCGCCTTTGCGGCCTGGCGCGGTGCGGCGCTGCCGGTGCGCGGCATGGATAAGGCGGCCCGGTTCGGCCCGGCCGGGTCTGCCGCCTGCACGGCGGGCATTGTGCGGGTGCCCTGGCGCATGGTGCTGGCCTGGGATGACACGCAGGTGATTACCAGCTTCCGCTGCCATGAACTGGTGGCGCCAAGCGCGCAGCGGGCATTTGACCGGATCGGAGCGGCGCACAGCCTGGTGCAAATCCGCGACCTCGGTCTGCACCTGTTCGGCGGCTGTTTCAACCACCGCACCATGCGCGGCGGCTCCAGCCTGTCCACCCATGCCTATGGCATCGCCATAGACTTTGATCCGGCCCGCAACCGGCTGCGCTGGGGCCGTGATCAGGCCCGTCTGGCTCAGCAGGACGCCGTCCGCTTCTGGGAAATCTGGGAGGATGAGGGCTGGACCAGCCTGGGGCGCGAAAAGGATTTTGACTGGATGCACGTCCAGGCGGTGCCGGTGTGAGGGGCGCCATGCTGGGCGGCCTGGGGTTCGAGCATCGCCGCCCCGGCCGGGCTATGCCACGCCTGATCCTGGCCTGGTGCCTGCTGGCCTGCCTGGCCCTTCTGGGCGCCTGCAGCGGCCCGGTAGGTCTGGCGGGCAAGGCGGTGGGGGCGGCTCTTGGCGGCGGCCCCCAGGTTGCGGCCAATGTGCAGGCGGGCAAAGCAAATGCCCAGGTGCTGGGGCGGTCGCAAATCAATGAGCAAAAACTGCTGCGCCCGCGGGCGCGCACGATCGAGCAAAGCGCCGGTGAGACGGCCGTGCGGGCCGAGGCGGTGCAATCCGTCACGGTCCGCAATGGGGTGCCGTCCTGGATCCTGCTGCTGGCCCTTGGGGCGGCAGTGGTGGCTGGTGCGTCTTTGAGTGATGAAATCCGCGGCCTGCTGGCGCGGCGAAAGAAAAGGGAGGGGCGCCCATGCTGACGGACAGGCAGCGCCAGGTGGTGGATTTGAAGGATGGCAGGGGGCTGACCTTCAAAGAGATTGGCAAGCAGCTGGGCGCGGATAAAGCCAGCGTCCATAAGAGCTATCACGCGGCAAAGAAAAAGCTGGCGGATAAGCAGGCCCGGCTTGATCCGGGTATCCGCAAGACGCTGGACAAGCTGGGTATGGGTGAATTGCCGGGGATGCATTCCGGCTGGGTTCACAAGGAAGATGCTGAAACCGGCGAATGGGCCAGCAGCTATTTCTTTCTGGGCAAGGATGGTGCGCCGGAGGCGGCGGACCTGGAGGCAGTGCTGGAGGATGCGGTGGCCAAGGTGTTCCGCGGCGATCTGGCGGAACCGGCACGGCCGCAGCCCGCGGGTGATAATCTGCTGGTGGTGGATATTGCTGATTTGCATATCGGCAAGCTGTGCGTGGAGTCTGAAACCGGCTTTGCCTATGACCGGGCCGAGGCGGTGCGCCGCGGGATTGAGGGCACCCGCGCGCTGCTGGACAAGGCGCAAAAGCATGGCGTGGCGCATATTCTGTTTGTCCTCGGCAATGACGTGATCCACATCGACAAGCCTGGCCGTACCACCACCAGCGGCACGCCGCAGGATACCGATGGCACCCTGGCGGTGATGTTTGACGACGCCCTGGCCTTCTATGTGGCCTGCATTGACATGTGCCGCCGGGTGGCGCCGGTGACGGTGCTTTACTGCCCGTCCAATCATGACTGGTTCACCGGCTTTGCCCTGGCCCGTGCGGTGCGCGCTTGGTTCCGGGATTGCCCGGAAGTGAATGCCAGCGATTACAACACGAGCCACAACCACCGCAAATATTTCCGTTTTGGCGCCAATCTCCTGGGCTTCACCCATGGCGATGGCGCAAAAGAGGCCGATTTGCCTGCGCTGATGCTGGATGAGGTGCCGCAGCATCTGGACGGCGGCCGCCGCCGGTACTGGTATCTGCACCACCTGCACCACAAGATCGGCAAGCGTGGCCGCGGCAGTGCGAGGCGCCAGACAGAAAAAGACCTGATCGGCATGACAGTGATGCGCGATGATGCCGGGCTGGAGGATACCCAGGCCCCGCAAATCGAATATGTGCGTTCACCCTCGCCGCCGGACGGCTGGCACCACCGCAACGGCTATGTGAACCGCCAGGCTGTGGAGGTGTTCCTGCACTGCCCGCATGACGGCCAGGTGGCCCGCTTCACCGGGTGGTTCTGATGGCGGCCGGGCAAAGCCGCCGGGGCAGCCTGCTGGAGGCGCTGGCCAATGTGGTACTTGGCTGGGGTGTGGCGGTGCTGGCAAACCTGGCGGTTCTGCCCGCCTTTGGCTTGCCGGTGACGCCAGGCCAGGCGGCCGGGATCGGAGCCGCTTTTTCCGCAATATCGCTATGCCGTAGCTATGTGCTGAGACGGATTTTTGAGAGGTTCGGAAAGCAGAATGGGACGGATTAATAAGGTTATTCTTGTGGGCCACCTCGGGCGCGATCCCGAGGTGCGCACCTTCCAGAATGGCGATAAGGTAGCAAACCTCAGCATTGCCACCACTGAGCGCTGGAAGGACCGCAATAGCGGGGAGCAGCGGGAAGAGACCGAATGGCACCGGGTGGCGATCTTTGGCAGCCTGGCGCGGGTTGCGGAGCAGTATCTGCGCAAAGGCTCGCATGTGTACCTGGAGGGCAAGTTGAAAACCCGCAAATGGCAGGACCAAGGCGGCCAGGACCGCTATTCCACTGAGGTGGTGCTGAAACCCTACGACGGCACCATGGACATGCTGGACAAGCAGGACGGCGGACCCGGTGCGGGCAGCACTCAGGGCGGCGGATATGGCCATCAGGGCGGCCAAGGCGGCGCTGGCGCCCTTGATGATGAAATCCCGTTCTGATGCGATGGAAGGGTGAAACAGATGAGCAGTGGAAGGCCCGCATTCGGCGGCCGCACCGCCGCTTTGCCTGTCTTCCGCAGCAGATGAACTGCGGCACATGGATCTGGCTGGAATGGTATTGGGCGGCTTGGGTGCCGACCCACAGCGGGCGCGGCTTCTGGAGCCAGGCGCTGACCTTTGCGGCGGCGCTGCCGCCAAGGCCATCCGGCCCGCCTCCGCCCAAGGGTGGCGGCGTTGTGTCTGCCGCCTATAGGCCGCCGCCTTTATCGGACCCGGCCGGTTGCTCAGTCTCCGCCAGGCGGTTGGCACAATCCACGGAAAATGAGGTTTGAATATGGATAAGAACGAATTCGGCTGCCCGATCAAGTGGGCGCCGATGTTTGGCTATGATTGCCTGGCCTGCGGTGCTTCCGACTATGCTGGCGGGAAGGATACTTGCGCCAGTCGCGCGGAGAGTGCCGAGCGGCAGGTGGAAGCTGCGCGGCTGGCCGGATGGCAGGCGGATCAGCTGACCGGTAGCAAGGCGGATACTGTCCTTTGCGATGAGGTGGAGGACGCCCGCCTGGGCCTGGCCGCGGCGCTGGACGGTCTGATGGCGGCGCTGGTCAAACAGCATTTTGACGGTGCGCTGCGTGTGGGCCTTGACCTGGCGTCCGGGCCGGACCGCACGGTGCATGTGGAAATCACCCGCCGGGACGATGCAGAGCCGGAATTTGCGGCCTGCCGCCATGCCGCCCCGGCCGCCTTTGATACGGCGGCGCCGGAGCCGGTGCTGGAGGTGCCGGTGGATGCGCCGCGGGTGATCGGCCTGTGCGGCCTGGCCGGATCGGGCAAGACCACCGCGGCGGAGTTCCTGGAGGGGCTGGGCTATACCCGCATTGCCTTTGCTGATCCGCTGAAAGCCATGCTGCGCGCCTTGATGGCCTCGGCCGGGGTGCCGGAGGGCTACGCGGAGCGGATGCTGGCGGGCGACTTGAAAGAGGCGGAAATCATTAACCTGGGCGGCCGCAGCCCGCGCTATGCCATGCAGACGCTGGGCACCGAATGGGGCCGCAAGCTGATGCACCCGGATTTCTGGGTGCAAATCGCTGCGCGGCGCGCGGTCGATATCCTGGATGCGGGCGGCCGGGTTGTGTTTGACGATGTGCGGATGGCCAATGAGGCCGCGGCCGCCCGCCAGCTGGGCGGCGGCCAGGTCTGGCAGGTGAAGGGGCGCGCCGTCATGATTGCCAAGGATGGCGAATTCCACGAAAGCGAGCGGCTGGAAGTGGAGCCGGACCTGGTGCTGGATAATTCCGGCTGCTTGGAGCGCTTGGAGGCCCAGGTGCTGGAGCATATTCTGGGCTGATCAGCGCGCACGGTTTACCGTGAATTGCATTATGACGGCGGCGGCTCCTGCGGGTTCCGCCGCCCCGGCCGGGGCTTTGTGAGGCCCCGGCTTTTTCGTGCAGGGCCGGGGTGCTGGAATGTGCATTCCGGGAAACCCGTGCAAAATCCGTGCAGCCCTGTTTTTCTCCCCTGTAATTGTAAATGAAATCAGCGCCTTGGCTTCGCAAGTAACTCCCCTGCTAAGGGAGTAGGCCCGGAAGGGTCTCGAGGGTTCGAATCCCTTCGTCTCCGCCATCATCCCAAATTTTGGCGCATTTTCAGAACTGAGCAGCGGCTCAGGCTTTGAAATCGCTTGATTTTTCCCATTCGTCGGATCCAGTGTGGATGCGATTATTGTGGGGTGAATTGTGGGGTGGAAGATTTGAGTACTTCAGGTATTGGCAAAGGCGCGCCGGGCGGCAAGGCGAAGGGGCGCCATTTTGAACGACGCCTCAAAGCTTCTATGATCAAGAAGGCACCGCCTGGAAGGCACACCGACGGGGGTGGGCTATATCTTGTTGTCGATCCTTCCGGCGCAAGCCGTTGGTTGCTGAGAATAACTGTGCAAGGGCGGCGGCGTGATTTCGGCCTTGGTTCGACCTCAGTGGTGAGTTTGGAGGAAGCCAGGCAAAAAGCGGATGAGTTCCGAAGGATGGCGCATGGGGGTGGCGATCCGATTGAACAGGCCGAAACTTCAGCAAAGCTTTACATCACATTTGATGAGCTGGCTGAGCGCGTTCATCAGGAATGGATCATCCCGAAGAGCAGCAACGGAAAGCATGTCGAACAGTGGATCAACACACTGCGGACCTATGCTTCGCCTGTTATCGGAAAGAAGCCAGTGCATCTGATTTCGCGGGCGGACATTTTCACTATCCTCAACCCTATCTGGAAGACCAAGCATGAAACGGCCCGCCGGGTTCGGCAAAGAATGGGGGTGGTCTTTGACTACGCGCTCGAAACGGAAATCAGGACTGATGGGAACCCTGTAGCGGATGTTCTAAAAAATCGAAGGAACGAGGCCCCTAAGGTTCAGCATTTCAGAGCCGCCGATTGGCTGGAAGCCGCGTCGATCTTTGATGAATTCAAGGCAAAGGAAGAAATTGGCGCGCTGGCGCTGTGCTTCACTATTGCCACTGCGGTCCGTTCGGGAGCGGTGCGAAAAGCGCGTTGGAATGAGATCGACGAATGCAAGTTTGTTTGGGACATTCCTGAAGGCCACATGAAGACCCGTGAACCCTTTTCAGTGCCTTTGAGCATCCAGGCGCAACTGCTCCTCGAACGAGCCGAGAAGTTCAAGACTGGCCCTGACAGCCTCATTTTCCCTTCCCCGACCGGCCCCGACAAGATGTTGTCGGAAAACACTATGCGAAAGATCCTGCAAGCGAGCCGCCCTGGGTTGACTGTGCATGGATTTAGAACGTCGTTTCGTCAGTTCGCAGAGGAGCACACGAAGTTCTCTCGGGAAGTGAAAGAGTATTCGTTGGCGCACAATGTAGGGACCAAAGTCGAGCGCGCATATAATCGCGGCGACTATTTCGAGGAGCGTTCCGAGCTGATGGAGCTATGGGGCAAAGCCCTTGCTGAAGCAGGCGTGTTGCCTCCTCAGTAGTGGCGTTGCTCAGGATTGCATTTTTGCCTTTCGGACGGACTGGACGCCCTCCCTTTAGGGGAGGCGTCCAGTCCGTCCAAAAAAATGTTCTTGTTTTGTTTTTGTCCGGACGCAAACGGACCCAATTACTTTTTGGCCACCGAGGAAACCAGACCGCAGGCCGCCAAGAAGCAACGAACATTGAGGTAAATATAGTGAAAGCCAAACAAGATACCAACTCAAACGATGGCATGCCCGCCCCGACATTCCGGGGATGTCAGCCCGTTCGAGTCAATGAATTCAAACCCGACCTGAACCGCCCATACATTGTGAAAGGCTTGCTCCTGGCGGGGCAGGTAGGAATGTTTGCTGGCCCATCAAACAAGGGGAAATCGTCCATCTCGGCTGGTGTCGCTGCGCATGTAGCGATGGGGCGCGATGTGGGAGAAACGCGGGTCAATCGATCTGCGGTGATTTACGTGGCAGCTGAAGATGCCGAAGGCATTTCCGAGAGGGCATACCCTTTCATGAGCAATGCTCCGGCTGGCAGCGCTCCATTTGAAGTGTTCGATCTGGCCCTGGACTTTAAGGACAAGGATCAGATTGCGGATTTTGCCGAATATGCCACCGCCTCTCGCGTGCGCTGGGGGTGCGAGCGGTTGTTGATCATCATCGACACTTACAATCTGAGCATTGGCGACGGGGATGAGAACTCTGCGCGCGATACAAGCCTGGTCGTAGGCAACGCGCAATGGTTGGCTAAAACTACGGGCGCGCATGTGCTGTTTATTCATCATGTTGGGACCAACGACAATGGACGCCCGCGCGGCTCCTCAGCGATGACAGCAAATGTAGATACCTTGCTCACATTGCAGCCAGCCGAGGGTGCCGGGTCTGAGAATGTAGTATTTGTTGTTCAAAACAAGCAGCGACGCATTCCAAAGGGGGCACCGATTGCCTTCCGGATTGAGCCTTACGAGGTTGGCTTTGACGCCGATGGAGACAAGGTGACTGTCCCTATGGCGGTGCCGTTTTCACCAGGCTCCTCCTTGGTTCCAAAGCAGCCGCAAAAGCGAGGAGGGACAAGCAAAGAGGCTGCTGGGAATGAACGCGCTGAAGACATCTTGAGGGTTCTCCGGGATCTGAGAGCCGCAGATGGCGGAAAGTGGCACACCCCGACCGCGATTAGAGATCTGGCTGGAACGCCGTTCAACGACGCGAGGAGGAGGAGCGCCGACGCCCTGAGGAAGGCCGTCAAGAGGGCTCTGGACGCGCTCAAAGATGGCGGCAAAATCGAAGCTAATGCCCAGGGTGGCTATCGGTTTGCCTCATCTAACACGCTGCCTGATGCAACAGACTGCCACGGCACGCTGCACTGATTTACCACCACCCAACGCTACGCCCTTCACAAAGCAATACTCGAAAAGGAATACCATGTCGAAAAACATCCCAACTACTGCCAGCCCCAGCAAGAGCTGGCTTTGATGGCCGCGCCAGCGGTCGCAGGCCGCACATATGCAGACCTGTTGACGCCGATTGAGAAGGCTGAGGCCGACGAAATGGCTCGCAATTGGATCGCAAAACACGGGGACAATGTCTGGGCTGAGGTTCTGCGTGTTATCGAAGTCCTGAAACATCCGAAAACAGACACGCCCTTCGCCGGGCGACGAGTTCTACGCGCATATATCGACAGCTTGCTTGATGAGACGAAGACGAAGCAAGGAGGCGAATGACTGCCCGCGCCTTGGGCTACTCGCCCAGGGCGCTAAGCCTCCCCTGACGATCCCAGGTCAGTGGCACTGATACCGCGGAGCGGATCAGGTCATCCCGGAGATGAGCAATCCGCTGATCCTCAGAATGGTATTCATTGCGACCGAGCCAGATGGCTTCGGAGGCAACATCCTGAGGGCGGGCTATGGGCATCAGCTTTCGCAGCTCTTTGTAGAGCTGACACCCTGCTTTCCGAGATGATGACTTCGCAGGATCGCAATCCTTCAGGATGACATTCAACGCTTCCCGCATTTTGTCCGTATATTGGTCCGGCTCAACCTGCCTGCCCTTCATCTCTCATCTCCCTCTATCGCTTTGAATGCGGCATCCACAGCCAGGGAAGCCTTCTGCGCTATGGGTGCGGTTCTGGGCGCGCGCACGGCGGTTGAATGCCCCTGCGAGCGTTTCAGACGTTCTCGCAGGCCTTTCAGCCTCTCAGCTCCCTGCGAGTCTCCTTGTCGCTTCGCCAATTCTTCCGCCGCTGCCAGCGCGGGGGCGGCTTCGGATCGTTGCTCTGCCAGCCTGTTTGCCTCGGCTGCATTCCTTGCCGCCTGTTCCTGGTTTCGTTTTCGTGCCAGCTGATCCGCCCGGAGGAGCTTCCGAGCGTTATTTTGCAGCTTTTGGCGATCCTTTCGCAGTGCAAGCTCTTCTGGCTCCACCCGGTCTTTGGCTGTGGCCTTCTTCTTCTCTGGAGGCAGAACATCGAGATTCATCTCGTCGCGCATATATTCAAACCAGGCATCTTGCAGAGCTGACCCCTGCGCCCGGCGATCCTGCTGGCCATATCGTCGCTGAGCCTCTGCCTTGGTGTGTTTTGGACCTGCACCGTTTTCGTTCCGGTGTGTAGCTCATGTTAGGCGGCGATCTTTTCGAAAGCCACGGGTGATTTCCAGCCGATGGCCGAATGCCGTCGGCGTGGGTTGTAGAAGCCGTTGATGTATTCGAAGACGGCCAGTTCGACCTCTCTGCGGGTCTGCCAGGTCCGGCGCCAGATTAATTCGGCCTTCAGCGACTTGAAGAAGCTCTCGACGGCCGAATTATCATAGCAATTTCCCTTTCCGCTCATCGACGGCACCAAGTCGTGCTTGCGCAGACGCTTTTGATACTCGTGGGCACAGTATTGGGCGCCGCGATCAGTGTGGTGGATGCAGCCCGGGGGCGGCTTTCGTAGGGCAATCGCCATGTCCAAAGCGCGCAAGGCCAGATCCTGTTTCATGCGGTTGCTCAGGGCCCAGCCGATCACCCGTCGCGAATAGAGGTCGATGATCACAGCAAGATAGGCCCATCCCTCGCGGGTCCAAATATAAGTGATGTCTCCCGCCCACTTCTGGTTCGGGGCGCTTGCGGTGAAATCCTGACGCAACAGGTTGGGCGCGATATTGAAGGTGTGATTGCTGTCGGTCGTGCGCTTGAACTTGCGGCTGCGCAGCACCTGGATGCCGTTATCACGCATGATCCGCGCCACACGGCGTTGCCCGACATGGATGCCCAGTTCATTGAGTTCCTGCGTCATGCGCGGACGACCGTAGCTGCCCAGGCTCAAGCGATGCTGCTCTCGAATATGCGCCAAGAGCACCATATCCCGACGTTGGCGGCGTGACGGCGGCCTGTGCCGCCAGGCCCGAAGACCACGATCCGTCACCTGCATCAGGCGACACAAATGGCTGCGTGGCAAATCCCCGCGGTAATCCGCAATGAACTGAAATCTCAT